TCGGTAACCCTGTAAGGTTGTTCACAATATTTGCAGTATGCAAAATGTTCATTTTCGTTAACGTTTAAAATGCCAAGTAGTTTGGAAATTTCCAGAACCGGGTCTATATCTGAGCAAATAACGTTAACCGCTAAATCTTGCAATTCCTTTTCCTTTTCGTCCATACCTTCTTGCTTTGCTTGCTTCGTTAATTTACGGACTTTATCAATTGACAAATGGCTTACAGCCAATTCTGAATTCAAAAGCCCTGAGAGTTCCGGCAGTTCGTAATAATCAGTCATTGTTAATCACCCTTGTATATTTGATATAAATATTATGTTGGTTTGGCGTCAGGTTATGGACTTTCAAAAATCCAATTTCGAATAATATTGATTCGGTTTCATCGGTCGTATTATGTGGGTTAACCAACTTAATAAACAAATCAGCTACCATCTCTTTTTTGCTCAACTTTTCCATTTCCGTTCCCTTATTAGTTATTGATTGAATTATTATAATCGGCGACTATTTGGCTGTAATGTTCTTTAGTTATTTTAGCAAGTTCCATGTAGTCAGAAGATGCTAAATATATATTATGTTTTCTGAATTGACTCGACACTCTTTGTGGCTTTTCTTTTAAATAACCATCTAATAATAAAAGATGAGCTACCTCTGAATGCAATGTATTTTCTTTATATAGTGCTACGCCGTGACGGTTTATTTCTTTGATAATATTTATAATTGCACGGTTGACAGATTTAATTGTTGTTTCCATTTTTCGGCTTCCTTATTAGTTTACAAAAAAGCAGTTTGGAATCTTACTCGGGATTTTTTTATCATCGGGCATATTGTTTTCTGATTTCTACGGATGCAATATCACTTATCAGCCTTGGTATATTGTTGTATTCTTTTATTTTATCGGCATATTTATTCTTGAATTCGTTCCGATAATTTTTATCAGTCCTGATCTTATTTAATGCTTCTTCAGCTAATTTTATTTGATCTTGTTTCATTTGTGTAAGTAAGTTTAAAAAGTTTTGAGTTTCTTTTGTTAAGTTTTTCATTTACTTGCCTCTTGTTTGTTGCTCAATTAATTGTTGTACAAACGTAACTATAATAATTTTAAAAAGCAAATCTTTTTTGTTTATTTTTATTTTTTTATTCCAAAAGTTTTTACTTTTTACTATCTTTGTGTAAATAGTTTTTTTGAACAAGAGATGGAGAGTGAAATGGTATTAATTAAATGCGACAAATGCAAAAAGGATGTTGAGAGTAACGAAGGTTACATCACCGAAAGCGTTTTTGTGACGTACGACAATATGACAAGTATTGAATTTCACAAAAAATACAAAAGAGATGATTCTAAAGTTAGGGAATATTGTTTTGGGTGTGCCGAAAATTTGAATATAATTGAGAGGTCGGAAAATAAATAAAAAAACATTAGGATTTTAAATTCAGTTTAACTATATTTGCATAGTAATTAAATCTAACAAACAATAAAGGGAAAAGGAAATGAAATATTTAGAAAAGAAAATAACGAAATTAAGTTTAATAAAAATGTTAGATAATTCTCATTATAAAATAATATACGTAGCTGGAACAAATCCTCCTTATAATTTTGGAAGTACAATAAGAAATAAAAAAGAACTTAATGGGTTACCTAATGACTTAAAAACAATCAAAGATAGATCATTTGGCAATAGACCAGCATATCAAACTATTGACGATGGCGAATTGTAAGATTTCCAAAATAAATATACTAAAATGAGTAAGTAATTTTTTTTAAAACCACAAAGGAAACACGATGGAACTTTCAGAGCAAATGCAAAAATTATATAATCTCAAGACTCCCGACTTTTCGGAGCTTGCAGAATCTTTTATTAATGATGTTGTTAAGGTCGTAGATATTCAAAATGGTATCATTCCTGACCTATGGAATATTATTCATTTGAATTCAGAATTTAAGATTTCAAAAGATTGCTTTAAGGTCTTGAATGAATTGTATAGAATCAAGATTAACGAAAAGGAAAAATCAAATGGATAACAACGAATTGATACAATTTGAAGACAACAAGGCGATTGAAAAGTTAGACCACAACCTTAATAACTTCTTGGGAATGAAAGAGATATATTCAGATAATCCTATTATCTTAGCTGAAATCAAAGGGAATATCATAAGTGAAATAAACCTATATTTTACTGATGAAAAAATTACCACAATCTCAAATGAATTTCAAAATAAAAGCTATGGATTTAGAACAGATAACCCGCGTGGATATGATAATAATACTGTTAAGGAATCTGTGATTTTTGGACTCCTTAAAGGCGTCCACTATACCGACAATGAATTAAATATCATTGCCGGGCGTGGTTACATTACAAAAGAAGGATTCCAAGGTCTGATGAGACGTAATCCAGATTTTAATGATTTCAGTCTAATTATGAAAACAGATGAAATTGATAAAGTGAAAAAGATTGCAACTATCCATGCTAAGGCTAATTGGGTTTATCGTGGGAAAAACTATTGCACTCCCGAAAAATTCCAAGTCTCAGTTAAATGGAATGACAAAATGTCAAATGATGCAATTATCGGCAAGGCTGAACGAAAAGTTAGACGTTACGCTTGTGAAACGTCCTTTAATGACACCTTTTCAGATGGCGAACCAGAACAAGTTGAACGAACTGTTATTGAAATAGACCATAAGGAATTATTAACAAATAACCAGGAAGTATAAAAATGAAATTAATTAACACAACAAAAGAACACAATTACCCGCATTGCAAAAGTGGAGATATTGATTATACCACAAATGAATATATGCTTAATGAAACATTAAAAGAAAATTGGGTTTGTTATGATCGTGGTGGCACGTTTGAAAAAACATACAAATTAAAATACATAAAAACTCAGCATAATGATTAAAAAGGAGGTCAACAATGACGACAGCTAAATATATAAAATATAACGCTCTAAGTTTTTCGACTCTAAAAAATATTAATATTTGCGGTGCTTTTAATAAGCACCAAAAACAACAACCTACAACCAACACGATGAAAATAGGCAATATATTTGAAGACGTGTTGTTGTCGACAATTGGTCAACATAAACAATTTAACAAACGGTATTATTTATATGATGGTAATTTTCCAAAGGAAACGCCTGAAATATATAACCAAATTAAAAACCATGATTTTATGATGGAAAACCATATTCGATATACTAAATCCGGCGATATTTACAAATCAGATTTAATAAAATTCAATCTATTAACCCATATGGCTGAATATTTCCCTCGGTACCCAGTATCCATACAAGACTATAACAATCTAAAACAAATGGCTAACAACCTTTTAGAACTCGAAATATCCATATTTGACGAAAAGATTCCAATAGTTAATTTACTGCAAAGCGATAACGCTCAATTTCAAGTTCCTTTGTATTGGGAAAATAACGGTATAGAAAAAAAGGCTCTTCTTGATTTTATGACTATCATTAAAATTGATGGTAAGGATTTTGCAATAGCTATTGATTTTAAAACAGTAGGTAATATCTTTGGATGGCAATACGAACTTAAAAAAACATACTATTTACAAGATAGGCATTACATTGAAGGGTTAAAATTTTGTTATCCTAAATTAGAAGTATATCCAATAATGCCGTTTGCTTGTGTACAAAACCAAGCTCCTTTTTTAGTGCAAGAAAACAAATTAGATTATGATGAAAACATTTTACTAACTGCCGATTTAGCTTATATTTCAGCTCTAACCCGTTGGGAACAATGGCAAGATAACGGACGTGACGAAAGTCCTGTTTTAGAATCCACTAATGTAAAGGTGTGGATATAATGTATATATTAAATGACACTAAGAATTATAATTCGATTTTTGGAGTACAGAATACAATGCCAAAAGAAAAATATTGTGTAAATATGTTTAATTCGGTATTAGCAAGATATGATATGGAGTCAGCTTACGACCGTGAAAAATTCTTGAAATTAACAAGTATATTCCCAAAGGATATTATTAAGACTGGTAAATCATCTTTTTCCAAATGGGCTATTATCACAAACCCTCTATATAATTTATTGAAATATCATTTTGAGTTAATGCCTGTTTGGAGGGATTAAATATGCCTATCTATACTTATAGGTGCAATTCATGTAAAAAGCTAATAGAACGGTTACATGGCGTCAAAAAGAAGGTTATTATGATTTGCCCTTCGTGTGGTGGGCAAATGCAAAAAACAGTATCACTTCCAAGTAAACCAAAATTTAAAGGGACTGGATTTTACGAAACTGATTACAAGGATAAAAAATGACAAAACAAATATACAAAGGCGTGATTTTTATTAAAGAGTGCAATAGCTTAAATCATGTAGCGGTTGCTACTTGCTCTCAATACTTAAGAGATCTTATAATGGAACGACTGGAAAAGAATATAAGGAAAGAACTTAATAGGCTTAAAAATGAAAGTGAAATATTTTCAATCGAGAACTATGTCGACACGTATGATATGTTTAAGTCTGGTCAGTTAAAACTTAATATGGATAGGAAGTTTTTTAATTATTATACCATAGTGAATTATACAAATGCCTTAATGTCTCACCGTTGGATTTGTGTTTATTTAGAGAAAAAAAGAATTCATTTAAATTTGAGACAAAATGGCTAATAGGATATTTAACGACAAATCAGGTTTCATTAAAATATTCCGGAAAATATTAGAAAATCCGATGTATTTCAAAAAGCCTTTTTCTAATTTCGAAGCGTTATATTACATTATCGCAAATGCAAATTATGCAGACAATGAATATACCGATGGGTTAAAACGTGGTGAAATAATTATCAATAAAAAAGAGCTTACTTTGGTATTTGGGTGGAGTTACCAACAAACACGCACCTTTATAGCTAAGTTGCTCAAAAACAAAACACTTAGCAATCAACAACACAATCAACAACACAATCAACAACAATACACCATTGAAAAATATAACACTTACAATCCTCAGCAACAACGTAATCAACAACGCAATCAACAACGAAACGGGATCTTTAACCTATTGTATAAAGAAATTAAAAGAAATATAAGTCTTAGTTATAATATTTCTTTTAGTTCAATAACTAAGACATACGGTCGTTTTGGTTCTGAAAAAAAATCAAAGGAATTGTACGAAAAGTTATCAGATGAAATGAAATATATTGTTGTTTTTCATTTACATCATTATGTGAAAATCAAAGGAAATTATCAAGTGAATTTTGAAAAGTATATCACAAAGAAATTATTTTATGAGAATATCAGGAACGGCAATGGTGAAGTTGTATTCGATTGGAAACATATTACAATACCATACGCACTACAGAAAACAGATGACGAATTTTTTACTAAAACTAAGGAAATCGAAGGGTTAAAAGGAATTCAATATGACTGAGCAAGAAATGATAAAAGATTTTTTAAGTGATGGATTAACACCGCCTTACATAAATGAAAAGATAGAACAGGCAATACTCGGAAGGCTTTTAGTGAATCAGAATTCATATTATGACACAAGGGATATATTGTCAGAGAAACACTTCTATAACGGAAACCATAAAACAATCTATAAGGCAATTTGTTATTATTATGGCAGTTCAAACAATAATAATCCTTGTGATATTTTGGTTCTATCTGAGTTATTAAAAAAATACAATAAGCTCGAAGAGGTCGGGGGAGCTTATTACTTAAATGATTTATGTAGCATGGGATTAAAGGCATATGAAGCCCGTAAAATAGCTATGTTAATTATCGAATACTATCTCAGGCGCGAAAGTAAACAAATAGCAATAAAGTATCACCAAATAGCAGAAAATCAGATTAATGATCCTTTTGAGTTTATCAATGATGCTTTGCAAGAATATGAGGATCTATTCAATAGCGTATCACTTAGTAAGTCCGTTGAACCCGAGGACGTTACAAAGAGGACTTTTGACTATTACACTAAGGCAGTGAATGGAAAATCAGATATGTTAACATCTGGTTTTAAAGTAATTGATTATCACACTGGAGGATTTCAACCTACTGATTTTATTATAATTGCAGCACGCCCGGGTATGGGTAAAACTTCATTTGCGTTAAAATTAGCATTGGACTGGTGTTTAAAACAAAAAAAAGCAGTAAGTTTTTTTTCTTTGGAAATGTCAGATATTCAATTAGTGAATCGAACCGCTTCGATTTATTCAGGCATTGACGGCTTAAAATTAAGAAAAGCCACGTTGAATGACAATGAATATTCAAACTATATGACATATTTAAACAAACTTGGTAGATCACATTTTTACGTTACTGATTTTGGTATTAATCAAATTGAGATGCTTAGAGCTAAGATCAAAAAACAAGTGTATAGGAACGGCGTTAAGGCGGTTATAATTGATTATTTGCAGTTGATGGATACTAAGAAGTCAAAAGAAAACCGAGAACGTGAAATTAGTACTATCAGCAGAGCTTTAAAACAATTAGCAATTGAATTAAACATTGTGATTATTGCCTTAGCTCAGTTAAATCGAGGCTGTGAATCAAGATCAGACAAAAAGCCTATGATAAGTGACTTAAGGGAATCGGGTTCTTTGGAGCAAGATGCCGATATAGTGTTATTAATCATGAATCCGAATCGATACGAGATGTTAGATTTTCAACACAAAGGCGAACGGGTTAGCTGTGTTAGTTCTGGTATGGAACGCGTTGAAGTAAATGTTGCAAAATGCAGAAATGGCAGTACTGGCAGCGTGTTAGTTGGGTTTATCCCTGAACAAACAAAATTCACACAATTGAATTAAATCGAAAAATAATAATAATAAAACTTGCAATTGATAAAAAAAAATAGTATATTGCAATTAACAAACCTGCCCCACCTCTCGAAGAAGTGCAAAAGGGCGGGTGTAGATTTTGACAGGTTTTTAACAATCGCAAAAGGTAATAATGGAAAACAGCAAAAGAGAAACAATGGAACGCGAGATTACGGAAATAGCAATGAGTTTAGATCGAGTTAGTCGGTCTGATGTTTCCGTGGGTGCTATTATGGGCAGTGTTTTTAAACCTTTGTATGATAAGGGATTGAAGGAATTGATGATAAAGCATTACGCTGCGTTAATCAAAGAAGCTGAAGGTGAAATGAAATGAAAAAGATCAAAAACTGGATAAAATCCAAAGTAAATATATTAGAACCATTTAAGCGCTATACGCCTGTATTTGTTATGACTGTGCTCGGATTGTGTGGGCATTTGATGGGTATCAAAACAACGGCGCTCGATGTTTTATTCCTCGTGATGTTGTATGTTGGATTCGCAATAATGCTTTCAGGTTTAGCGGCTTACACGTTCACAAATATTAAATTCAGCAAGGAGTTATCACAAAGCGGAACTCCAAATATTAAAAAGGTGGCATACATCGCATTGCTATCTGTAATATTCTTTTCTGTATGCAGTGTGGTTGTGGATGTTGTGAATGCAGTTTACGAAATGTTATTAATACCTAATTAAAGATTAATTCAATAATATAAAATATTTAAATCATGACAAAACGAGAAGTAAAATCACGATATGGGAATAACGCATTATTATTATCGGAATTAACAGACGAACGGTATTTATATAGCACTATTGACGGCTTGATAACGATTGATGTTTTAAGGTCGGCAAAAGATAAGGCAGGATTCAAAAGCCGCGATATGTTAAAAAATATTATGACAAGATTTGAAAGCCATCCATATGTTGTTAAAATTTATTGTAAAAATACTATTGCTATGTGTGTTAATGAACCTAAATACGAAACTGTATTGTCAAGTACGATATGAAACAAAAACAGATTCAAGTTTAGTTGCATCGGCAATATGGATAGCTTATTCACAAATTGGAATAACGAACGTTAAAAACCCCAATAGGGTAAAATCTTATTTGGAATCAGTAGGAGTTAGATATTACAACCCGTTTTGTGCAAGTGGGATATATTGGAGTTTTAAACAGGCGGTTGATATATATAATACATATTTCATCTTTTGGGAAAAATGGATAAATCCATTAAAGCGAACTGGACTGGCAAATGGACAATATAATCACATCAAACGGAAAGGCAGAAAAACAGCATATAGCCCCAAGGTCGGAGATTTTATCGTATGGAAAAAGAAAGAATCTAATTTTGGACATATTGAAATAGTTTATAAGATTCATTTAGGTGGTTGGGTTACAACAATAGCATTCAATGTCGATAAACGAAAAGTTAAAATCAAGAAAAGAAATATTTATTCACATCACGGCAGTAAATTAATAAGAGGTTTAGTGGGGTTTTATTATGATTAAAAAGTACACATTATTAATTTTATTAGGTTTAATTATAGGTATATTGTTGTCAATGGCGTTCTTTTTTTACGTACAAGAACCTGAAAAACAAATCATTTACAGAGATAAAGTAGTCACAACTTGTGATACGTTATGGAAAATAGACACAATAAAAAATGTACAAATCGTTTCTAAGGGTGTTTTAAGGTTCGATACGTGTTTTGTATCGGATACGGTGGTTAAAATTGATTACAGTGAGTTTGTGAGCCAAATAGACACAGTTATACAGCCGTTTAATGACACAATTTCGATAATGTATAAATATCCGGCTAATGAATTCAATATTTTTGTAGGTTATGCTTATCGGGAATATCCAGTAATCACAAGATTGGAAACAATTGAAATTATTAAACCTGAGGAATGGTACCAAAGTCCGTATTTTCAGGCATTGACTGGCGTAGCTTTATTTTCTGGTGGCACTTATTTAGGGAGTCGGATTAAATGAAAAACCTTGTAATTGTGGTTGCCGGTAATTTAAATTTACATGAAATGTATAGTGAAAATACAGATCATTATGATTGTGTTGTTATAGATTACACAAAAACACACGGAACTAAATATCCATTAATTTATGATTATTTAATAAATCCATTGTCATTAGGTATTTTAGAATATGATAATTATTTATTCCTGGATGATGATATAGCGATAACGCATTATCAAATCAAGAACATATTTAAATATATGGATAAATTAAATTTAGACATTGGGAGTCCTTCGATAAATCCACAATACATGCAACATGAAATAATGTATTCAAATCCTGAGCTTGTAATGCACGAATCAAATTGGGTTGAAATATGTGCTACATTCATGAGCAAAAAGGCATTAACCGACGTCATAGAGTCATTTAAGGTAAATCGGTCAGGTTATGGTTTGCCTAATATTTGGAATATTAAGTATGGTTATAGTTTCACGATACTTGATGAAATTGAAGTAATACATACTAGACCGATGGCGTATAATTCAGATTTATACTCACAGCTTGGTAATGGTTTGGATAGTGCGATGAAGGAATTTCGCGACGTGATAGATAGCTTGGTAAATGAGTGTGGAGTTGAAAAGATGCAATCAAAAGAAATATTAATTAAAAATCATTATAAGTAATATGAATAAACAAGCTGAAATATTAATAGACAAGATTAATGAATTGGAAGTGATAATTATTTCATTGGTGTCAGTATTGCAGAAGCGGAATCTATACTCATCTCGGGAATTGCAGGATGAAATAGATCATACGGTCAAAGCAATGGAAATTAACGATTTGTGTAATAAATATCCACCACACGCTAATTAAGAGGATGTTATGGAAGGTGCAATGGGATCACAAAAGGAAATAAATTTCGCTGGCACTCAGGGCGTGTCGCTTTCGTCTTTTGGTGTAGGGTTGCAAAATTATAACCTTGAATTACGCCCTCGCGAATTCTTAGTTACTATTAATACTACTGAATATAAAAATTCATCCGAGCCACGGAGATCAAAACGTACAATTGGGATGACTCCGATGGAGGTATACCGTGATGTTAGTTGTAAGCAACATTATCAGCCGTTGACATTGCAGGGTATTGTGAAGTGGTATCAATACATTTGGTTATTAATTTTTGATAAGCCATATATAGACAAAGCGAGAAAGAGAATTCAAGAAATCAACAAAAGTAATTCATGATGATATGTTTCCACAATAAAAATATAGAATGTGAAAGGATAGGCAATTACTACGGACTTATTGAGTCTTTATGTGATAATTGTCAATATGATCCTAATATATCAGAACAGCAATATAAGTATAATAATACAATATTATTAGAGAATATATATAATGTTTTATTGGATATAAAGGACGGAATTGAGCAAGTACTCCACAAGGCAAAAACTTAAAATACTAATTGAGATATATTCTGATACTCTGGAGTCAAAAGGGAAAATCCCTAAAAACTTCATCAGTGAGATTGAAACACATTTTTTTTTAGTTATCGGGAGCTTTAATAATGGCAAAGGCAAAGAAACAAAAGGTTAAATCTATACCAAAGAAGAAAATAACTTTAGACGAATATCTATATGGTTTATTTGATAAAATTTATAGCATTATTGGAATATGTGAATATGATACCCAATATAGAAATAACAATATGTATTTTTCTTTTATAATTAAATCAAGAAATGAATTTATAGTTAATGGTGTAGAAGATTCATTTAATTATATAAAATTAATACCTAAAGAAATTAATTTAAAACAATATGGTTATATAATAAATTTAGATTTAGGTAAATTAATTAATAATAAATTGTTATATATAGAATATAAAGTAAAAGAATATAATAATACTAAATATAAAGTATAATAGGATTATAACTAAGGAACTACAGATTATGGAAAAGACTGGAATTATAAGCAAACGTGATTATAGCAAAGCACAAAACTTTTATCACATGGCGAATTATAGACCAAGGAAGTACAGTGATAACCACGAGGATTTAAAACGATTTGTTGAAAATGTTGATGCATATTTTCGGTCGTGTTATCAACAACAAGAACCTCCGAACTTATTTGATTTATCTATTTCGCTTGGGTTTGCTTGTACTGAGAACTATTTAAATTACTTGGATAAGCCGTTATACTCAGATATGGTAAGGGCAACTAAAACAATCATTGCTGGTCGATTGGTAACTGGTTCGTTGTTAAAGCAATTATCTGAGCAGATGGCAAAATATATGCTAAGTAACCAACATGGATTAGAGGACAAGCGAGTTATAGATAATTCGCAAGATGTTGTTATCACAGTTGGAAATAAGGAGATAGAATGATAGAAATAAACTTTTGTGATCGAGTGTCTATAAAAAAACTCCATAAAGTAATAGCGAGTTATAAAAAACCACATATGGTTACAGAGTGGACTGAGGACTATTCGATGTATAATATTAGCGATGGTGTTATCATATTGCCCTACACTTACACAGGCACTAATGATGTTTACGATCATCTCGATAAGGTTGATAAATGGGTGTTATGACTGTGGGGGATATATCAATAATCAGCCTGGCACCGTGACGGCTTTTTGTAGTGACTGTTCAGATTGTATCCAAATCAATAAAAACATTTGGAATTTAGGAGTATTGTAGTTATCTTTGTAGGAATGTTTTTTTTGAGTAAGGAGGGTGAGGTATGATTGTGTATCATTGTTGTTCTGTAAAGAAGCTAAATAGATACAAAGCCACAGGGGGGATAATGCCTCCTGTGAGAGCTTGGGAAACAATTGAACAAGCTAATCGAATGTCGATTTCAACTGGCAGAAAAGTAATCTTAAGGCTTAAATTTCCTAATGACGCCGATAAGTTGGAAGGGCATTTTAATCAGGCAAGAGTTATTAATAAAATTTACGAATGGAGTAAGATTGTATGAGTAACCAAGAAAACCAAAAGAGGTATAGTGTCATTATTGACAAATACGGCGAGCTATATGATCATGTAGATGAAACAATACAATTCTATAAAGATATGGTAAAAATCAACCCTGAGAATAAAGGGTTTGCGAATACCTTGGAAATGTGTTTAGAATTTCGGCAAAAGGTTGACGAATTAGATAATATAGGGGGCTAATTGTATGAGTATTCAGTTGGCAAGCTGCTCAAAAGGTATATACTTAAATTCAAAGCCAAATTAACAACGAAAAAGAGTGCAAAAAATGAAAATATTTGATAAGGATTTGATTTTAATTTGTGCTTTTCGGTATGCGCTTGGAAGGCGAACATATGTTGTTGGTACCGTAGTTGATGAAATTGTCAATAATTGGGATTTGTTAAGCCTTAGATCGCAGGCATTATATCAAAGGGAAATCAAAGAACATGAAAAGCAATACGGGAATTTAGGGATGGATATGGATAAGGAACAATGGTATAAAATAAAAGTGGTTTTGATAACACGTACGAAAGGCGTACAAAGTTTCATAACGATCAGTGTATATGTTTAGAGTCGCATTTTAGTTATGGTTCAGGTGTGATGGAGTATAATATTAGCATTCCTGATGTTTGCGAGCCAATAGTTCGAGGCTTAATGGATTCAATACAAGGATATGTAAGGAAACGATTTAAGTGATTAGTGGAAGAGATAGGATAATGTAATTAATGGATAAAACAATATGAAATTCCACTTTCCACAGGAACTATTTAACGATTCGTATATTCCAATGCTGAATAACACGAGTCGTTATATGGTTTTATATGGTGGTGCTGGCTCTGGTAAGTCTGTATTTGCGGCTCAGAAAATACTAATCAAAATGCTATCAAAGAATAAACATAAATTGCTATTTGTGAGAAAAGTACAAAGGACTATTAAAGGGTCTCAGATAGCTTTATTCCTGGATCTGTTAAACCAATATAATATATCGCGCCGGTTTACTTTCAGGACTTATGATTTATCTATTGAATGCGAGAACGGAAATAAAATCGTTTCAGCTGGTTTAGATGATGTCGAAAAGTTAAAATCTATTCACGGTATAACTGGCACTTGGATTGAAGAGGCGACTGAGCTTGACAAGGAAGATTTCAATCAGTTAGACTTGAGATTAAGAGGTAATACAGATAGTTATAAACAGCATATACTTAGCTTTAATCCAATTAATGACCAGCATTGGTTGAAGCGGAAATTCTTTGATAGTGATTGTGATAATGCAATGGTACTTAGAACGACCTACAAGGATAACAGTTTTATTGACAATGAGTACAAAGCGTTATTAGAGAATCAAGAGGGCAGATTTCGCAATGTGTATACTTTGGGTGAGTGGGGTCAATCTGAAAGTTTAATTTACCCTAAGTACACAATATATGATGAATTGCCGGAAGATTCCGAAACGTTATACGGACTTGATTTTGGTTACGAGAATCCATCGGCGTTAGTTCAGGTGAATATAATCAACAAATCGATATATGCCAAAGAGTTATTGTATGAATCGAAATTAACACCAAGCGACTTAATAGCTAAATTAAAAGATTTAATCCCAAACAAATCGGATTACATAATTGCCGATAGTGCAGATCCGGCAATGATAGCAGAGATTGAACGTGAGGGATTCAATATAAGAGAGTGTTTAAAGGGGGCTGGTTCTGTTAATGCCGGTATTAACAAAGTGTTAGATCATAAATTGTATTTACATTGTGATAGTAAGAATCTTTTGAAAGAGATTCGAGGATACGAACGTAAACAGGATAGGAATGGGAATATTTTAGAAGAACCAGTCAAGCTGAATGATCACGCTTGTTTAATAGCTGGTACGCAAATTACTACATTGCAAGGTGATAAACCAATAGAAGATATTTCAATTGGTGACTATGTATTAACACGCAAAGGGTATAGGTGTGTAATGGATTCGGCGTTAACGGGTTATGCCAATGAGTTATATAAATTAGATTATAAAGGTAATACATTGATAGGTACTGGAAATCACAACATAATAATACAGAATAACGAAAAATCGTTAAAGGATTTGATGCAAAGCGATATTTTATGTGTATTGCAAGATAACGAATTGCATCAAGAAGTAAAGGGAGTATTATGTTGCAAGGATATCCAGCAGATATTACGTTTAATGGTATCACATTCTAATGTTGCCCAAATGGTAAAAACGTATCTGACGGAAAATATTATAGAAGTAATTCCAGTAACTTTAAAGACGGCAATAGATACTTACACTATGTTATATGGAAATATTCAAATGGCGAAATACCCGAAGGCTGTCATATCCACCATAAAGACTTTAATGCTTTTGGTGACTCAGCTGACAATCTTGAATGCATTTCGCCGGGGAGGCATCTCGGATTACACGCTACGGCAAATGAATATTACGGTTCAGAAAAAAATCGGCAACGCCTTAGTAGTATCAGGGCACTTGCAATCAAATGGCATAAATCAAAAGAAGGTAAATCGTGGCATAGTAAACACGCAAAGAAACAAAAGTGCAATGAGCCCAAAACTATTTACAAGGTGTGTAAGCAACGCGGGGCGTCATATTGGGCAACTAAATTACGCAAAACATCCTCAAGGTTCTGTAGCAACAAATGCAGTAAAACCCGCGGCAGTAAGATGCGAAGTGAAAGAACCAGTTCCTGTGTATAACCTAACAATTGAAGATCGGCATGAATACTATGCTAATGGTATTTTGGTCGCTAATTGTGATAGTCTGCGGTATGCCGTTTACACATATTATAACAAAATAATAGCGAATGAATTTAAAATAATAGATTATAGGAAATTGTAATGAGTGTATTTAAGAGAATCACAAGTAAGTTATTCGATAGTGTTATTTCAGAACGCTTAAGGGATATTATCACATCAAGTAGTTATGCAAGTAGTCCGATAAGTAGTAAAGCTACGTTGAGTGATATATATGCGTCGGTTTATGCCTTTGCGTGTATAGAAAAGCGAGCTAAGGGCATTTCAGGTATTGAAACTAAGATAGGCAAGGCAAAGGGCGAAGAAGTAATTCAAATGGAACAGAAACACTGGCTAAGTAAGTTAATGGCACAGCCTAACAATGTAATGGGTGTCACATTTAGCGACATTAAGAACCTACTGCAGCAATGGTTAGATACAACTGGAAATGCTTATTTGTATACTCCGTTAGACGGGGCGAAGTACCCTAATATATTGTGGGTTTTACCAGCGACAACGGTTGAAGTTAAGTATGATGATAGAGCTATTTCACATTACGAAATAAATGGCTCAACTGGTATTAAGAAAATACCAACGGAAGAAATATTGCACCTGAGAACATACCAACCAAGTCTGAATGCATCGGCGCAATATGTTATGGGTACTCCTAAGTATATCAATGCAGTATCACAGCAGATACTGGCTGATCCTGAAACGATTAAGTACTTCCGTGAGTTTATGTCACAAGATGCAATACCTCCATCAGTTTTAATGTCATCAAGTAATATACACGAATCGAAATGGGCGGTATTAAAACAGCATTTAAAAGAAACAATCGGAACTCATGCACCATTGGCAATTTTAGAAGGTGGAATTAAGATCGAAAAATTGCCAGTTAGTGATACTATCTTAAAAGATATTTACGGAAGTCATAAAGGTGGTTTACGTGAAAGTATTGCACGTGATATTTGCATGGCGTTTGAAACTCCATATCCATTGTTAACGGCTGAGTTTGCCAATAGGTCAGTTAGTGAAAATACGGACTTAAGATTTAGGCGTGATGTTGTAGATCCTTTGTTAACCAATATGGAACAATCATTTATACAACATTTCAGCCAGTGGGAATCAGATATAGTTATATACCATGACAAAATGTTATTAGTTGACTCAGATGTTGCATTAAAACAACAAGACATAGACTATAAATATGGCGTGATAACACGCAACGAAGGCAGGAAATCACGAGCCCTGGAGCCTATCGATGGTGGTGATGAGTTGTTAATTCCGGCTGGTTTAGTGCCAATTAATGTGATATTAGAGCCTACGACACTGGAAAAGTTCTACAAATCGTGGGAAAATGGCATACATTGGAAGACTTTAGATACAATATTGAATCCATATAGGGAAAAAATAGGCAAAAAGATGAAAAAGTATTTCAATAAGTTAACTAAAAGGGTAATTGAGAATATCCAAGTAGGTGCTAAGGACTTAAAACGCGTTGAAATAAAGAGTGGTATTGCTGAGGGAATGTTCTTGTTCGACTTTAATGAGTGGTATTCTGAGCTCTTGAAGGATTTAGATCCCGAATTTAGCCGTATGATTAAAGAGATATTACAGTTTGAGTTGGATACTTTAGGCTATGATGTTGGGTTAACTGAATTCGAGAAGGAACAAAGGAATGCATTAAGAGAATTAAATGCTAAAATGAGAACTCCATTAAACACGGTTGCCCAAGAGATACGCAAAAAGATACAAGACGTGATAACAAGTAATCAGGGCGCAACCAAAACTGAGTTACTGCAATTGATCGAAGCTGAAATAAGCCATTTAAATAGCAGTGTTTATACAAAGTCACGTTCTGAAATGATAGCCACAACATCGGCAACTTTTGGAGCTGGTCAAACACAAAGCCAAATATATAAACGCCTTGGATTTAATAAAGAATGGATTACACAACGCGACAAGAAGGTAAGAAAAACTCACAGATATGCTGATGGTCAAAAAGCTGACGATGCTGGTAATTTCCATATTGGCACGGATGTAATGAAACATCCGGCTGGTGGCTCGGAGGCTGCTGAAAATGTAAATTGTAGATGTTACACAAAAGCAACTGGAAGCCCTAATAGCTTGGTCAATTTTTAGTTAACCACTTCATAGCCAATAATTTTTTTTATCTTTGTTGAAAATCAGGGTGTCGGGTTTTTCTCTTGTGTAATTTTCAATTGCTGTAAATGATTTTTCTTTACTGGACAATCTATAAATTTGATTTAACGCAAAAAGATAGTGCGATCTTGTACAAATATAGATGTAGTTTTTATTGTTTTATTTTCGCATTCCTTTTTTAATATCTTCTTTTGTCCAGTCAGATCGCTTTTCGCCAAAATATTGCCGTCCGTCTTTTTGGTAAGACCATATTTTGCAGATCTCAAAATATAGCTTTAGATTGTCGGACGACAAATCTCTATTGAGAATTACTTTATTAATATTCCTAAAAGACCTATTGGCAAATTGTTTACTTTTTTTATCAGAGACTCCACAATTGCCACTAGCGGGAAACTTCTTTTTTGATCTTGACATATTTATCCCTTTGCTTTTGTGTCGATTCAATACAAGCTGAGAATCATTATTTTTATTTTCTATTTTTTAGTAGTTCAAACATGCAACCTTTTTGGTGGGCATATTTAATAGCTCTCTTTGCGGTTGTATATCTTTTGGATTCCAATACTTGTGAATCTTCATCGGCGTTATTAATTTGGCAATATAGACAATAATAAGAGCCGTCTTGATGATTAATCGATACTTCTTTTTTCCCTGATTCGTTTACTAATTTCATTTTGATTTCCTTATTTATTTGTGTCAATTAATTACTATACAAATATATAAATCTTTTATTTAAAAACCTAATATTATTTTAAAAAAAATAAATAAAAATAAAATTAGGAATATTAAAAAGAATGTATTATATTGCAATCAGTTAATCAAACACAAACTAATAAACAAGGCAAGAAGATGGGTAATCTAACAATGAGGGATGTGACGATAGGAGACGTATTTTCGCCACGTGGCGCAACGTCAAAAGCTAACACTAATTCAACCGTAATAGATTTCCATATCATAACATCGGCGTTAACAGGTGAGATAGTAAGATCAGTCGTAATAGCAATGAATACAGACGGCGTGAAATTTGAAACTGCATTCAGTACGGTTGTTAGATATAAATTAAATAATCAAAAATAAACCTTGTTTTTTAAAAATATTCGTTGTATATTGTAATCAACAATTGAGACACAATTGAGAAACAAACAAAGGAGAACGAAATGAAAAACCCAAGAATATATAAAAATGGATTTCCAAGTCTAACATTACTATCATTTAGAACTAATGAAGATTTAGTTAATAGAACTCATACTGAATATACAATACATTCTAATATATGCCCAAATAATAGCTATCATCCATCGGCATTCGTGTTAACTAAACGAGTAAAGGGCGATAGCTTATTAAATAGTAGTAGTAAAGATTATACTTATTTGAGAACACCTCAGGACGTTGATAATTTTTTAAACAAACATGATGTAGATTTTAGTATAGTTGATCCTACTGACCTTATGGAATATTTTGAAAATACTTGCAATGAAGTTGGTATGGAGTTTAACCCTGGCAGCATAAGCGATGTAATGAATTATAGATTAAGTCAAGAATATTTTAATTACCTAACTAAATAAGGGGAATGAAAATGAAACTAATGTTAAACAACTTAGAGCAAAGACTGGCTGATGGGTTCGCTGGAATTAGTAATGTAGATTTAATTGAGATGTTGCCGAATTACTCAGGGTCAGTTTCAAAATCAGCAATTTATACTCTCGGTAATCGTGGATATGGATTAGATAATAAGTTCAATCCTGATGCCACGGCTAATTTGATTATGGGATTTTATACTCCCGGACAATATGAAGCTATGGAAGGAATTTAAAGAATGAACCTATGTAATCAATGTAAATATATGAAAGCGCGTCCTACAATTGGAACTCAGTATTATATTTGCTCAAAGTTTGGCATGGCAGTTGCTAAGGGCGAATGCGAGAAGTTCAAAGAACGAACGAATAGCAAAGAGAATACTATGGATTACTTAAAAGATGCATTTGGGATAACGAAATGAAAGCACGTGGCGAAAAGATTTTTTAAGGGTTGTTTAGATTGTAGTTATGCCGTATTTAGTGGGCGTGATTTAGAAACATTTTATTGTAGAATCAATGGCGAAAAGATATGTAATCTATCAGAAGGTATATCACAATACGAAAAATATTATAATGGATTTCTTTCAAGTTGTCCAATGAAAAATAAATCAATTGTATATAAATGGAGTAATAAATGAGATCATTCAAACCACCATTGAAAAAAATAGCTCAAAAATTAAATCAAGTATTGCCAGTAAGAAAAGATTTATTCAAGACTTGTAAGCATACAGACGGTGGAGTTTGTCTAAAGTTGGCACTGATCCAAGGTGCTTGTCCTGCGAATTGCAAGTATCACAAACAGGAATGACACAAAATATAAAAATATTTTCATAAAATCACAAAATAAATTTGCAAGTATCATTTTTATTTTGTATCTTTACGGTATGACTGAAAATAAACAATACAATTACACTGGTGATTTTTACAAAAAGAAAAACCCATTGCGCAATAAGTGCATTAAGGGTGTGCAAAAATTACAAGACGGCAAAGATGAGAAGAAGTTAAAACAAATTAAAGATATTATTTTCGCATCGTGATGTTAATATAAAAAATCTGTTATTCCGCTCTCCTGCGTGTAGGCAGTAATCATTCGTGGTTATTGCCTTTTTTAATATGGAGTAGATATGGAACATAAGACAGAGCCTGCTAATACTGGCGTTTTTCAATCTCGGTATATCGGTAAAAAAACAATTCGTTTAGATAGTACCGAGTACAAAGAATACCAACCAACCTACGAAAAGCAACTTACCAAAGAGTTGCCGGAATCTATTGATGTATATACTTTTGCAGTTTCAACTGATGACGTTGACCGAATTGCTGATAAAATACTGGTCAGTGGAATTGATACATCTGAGTATATGCAAAATCCTCAAGTGCTTAGAAATCATTCAGGTTTAACGATTGGTAATACTTTACGGATATATGTAGAGGATGGTAAATTGTTTGCCGATGCGTGGTTCGATGAAGTAGAACAATCCTCAGTTAACACAAAACGACAATTGGACTTAGGTACTATTAACAAAGCGTCTATAGGTTTTGAAATATTGGAAACAGAATCACAGCCTATGAATGAAATAGAAACATTACGCTTTAAAGGGACTTGGTATGAAGATCAACCGATTAGAGTTATAACAAGATCACGATTAGTTGAATGGTCGGTCGTTGACATTCCGGCTAATATCTCAGCAGAGCGAGTAAAGGGACTTGCCAAAAAGCAATTTGAAGCTATCGAGGACGCCAAAAAGCACGTACAAACACTATCAAAGGATGAAATAAAGTCCATTTGTTTCGATAAAATTAACATAATCGAAGAGTCATATAGATTGAATACAGAACAAATAAAACAAATTATTAATATATAGCAAGGATTAATCATGCCTAACACAATTAAGGTGGGTAAAGATGAGCTAGCTGAAGTGGTGGCTGGTGTTATTACTGATAAAACAAGGGATTTAACTGACAAGGTTGACGGCATTGAAGGTGTTATTGATGCCAAATTACAGACAATTAAAGACGAGATTAAAAACGAAATAAAATCAGAAAAAACAAAGAGTGAATTCCCTGATGTAATTGCTGATGAAATTAAAACATCACAAATTGCAGTGAAACCAGATAACAAATATCCAATTGGTAAAATGATGCTGGCAACTGCTCAAAAACAAATGGGTAAATTTGCAAATGTCGATGATGCTATTAAGCATTTCGGACGTGAGCCGTCTAACTACTTATCACAAGACGTGAGAGATGCGATTGACGGTAAAAGTTTGAATACTTCCGTATCTAGTGACGGTGGTTTTTTAATTGCTGATACGATAGTTCCTGAGTTTGTTCCATTGTTAGAAGCTGCAAGTGTTGTAAGGAATTCAGGAGTACCTGTTTTTAATACTCCTACTGGTAATGCAACATTTAACAGAATGACAACTGGCTCAACTGGTTATTGGATTGGTGAAAACGATAACGCCACACCAAGTAATGAAAAATTTGACCAAATAGTTTCGACTGTGAAAAAGGGCGTTGTACAAGTTCCAATATCTAACGATTTGTTGAGATATACTTCAATGTTAAACGAAGCGGGTGTACAAAATGAAATGATTGGTCATATGTCAAGACTACAAGATATTGCATTCTTGAAGGGCACTGGTTCGGCATATCAACCAAAAGGAATGTTATTGTGGGCTGGCACAACAACGAACGGAACATCAACCGCAACGGCTGCACAGATTAAATCTGATTTAATCACAAAAGCGGCTGCCTTATTAAGCGCTGATAACGTGCCTATCATCAAACCTACTTGGTTTATGAGTCCTAAGTTAGCGTGGCATATCAAAAAGCAAGTAGACGCTAATTCTAACGCTATGGATTACGCAAAGGAATTCACAGAGCAAGGCACTTTACTTGGTTACCCGGTGGAAATCACAACTCATATGATAAATACTAATATCTTTTTAGTTGATGTTGGTTATTGTACTATTATTGATGGTCAATCTGTGAGTTTGGAATTTGAGCAAAATGGAACGTGGTATGAATCAGGTGCCGTTCAGTCTGGTACCGCAAAAGATATGTCGGTATTTACAGTAAGGTCACAAACTGATTTTATTGTTAAGCATCCTAAAGCTATCGCGGTAATTGATTCTTTAAATTGGGTATAATAATAACAAATTGGAGTAAATAAATGTCATTTGCAAAAAGAAAAAATTCAGGGGCGTGGTTTAATAGTGATGTCCTTGATGTAAGGGACACTATTACAGCAGCAGCGGGTACTGATAATTCATTAACAACCAGTGCAGCGGTGGATAGATTGGGTTATGGTTCTGGAGAATTCGCAATTGTTTATAACCACACGTTAGCGGATACTGAAACATTAACGGTATCAATGACCATTATGGATTGTGCAACTCCCAACGGTACTTATGCAGCATATGCAACTGTTTTCGCTGATGAAGTTGTTGCAACTGGACTATCAACGGCGGACGTAGGTGTAAATTCGCTCAATGTTGATTTGTCGGGTGCCGAAAGATATATTAAGGTACAGACTTGTACTGATTTAAGTGCAAGTGGAACCGATACGGCAACTTGGACGGCTCATTGGGTAAAAGGTGGAGCTGACGTTAATCCAGTAACTTAAATTATAAGGAATTGAAATGGCGAACGGTAGATATTTCAGTATAGATTCAGTGGGTTCGGTCGATACAACCGAGTCCACGGACGTAAACGGCAATGTAGTATATTTGATTTGTGCTTTGGTATCATTTGACGTCGTTCTGAATACGAGCGGCTTAGATCGCTGGAGCTTCCAAGCGGTCGGAACTGGCATTGATAATAATATTTCAGGTCAGTTATATGAATCGGTTGACAATGTAAATTATTTCAATTCAAAAAAATCAGACGGTACAACAAATGTGACATGGACTTTAACAACATCTGTTTCAGGTATTAAAATTAATAACTTATCGACTGATGCAAATTTCTACAAAGCCAGTTTTGATATAGGCTCGAATAGTACGGGTACTGTGAAATTTTTAGTACAAAGGAAATAACAGAATGGGTAATTATGACAATACGTTAATCATTGATCAACGTGGCGGCGGTGGCAGCGGTGGCGGTACTGTAAATTATGGCAATACTTTAATGGTTGCAAAGTCAGGGGCTGCTTATTCAACAATCCAATCAGCTATTAACGCCGCAAGCTCAGGCGATACCATTTTAATATATGAT